ATTTAGTTATTAATGTAGCTAGAGATTCATCTATGCCAGCGGTATGTAGAGTTACTGCGGTTTTACCTAAAGGACCATCTAGGTTATCTAATGATGATAATAAGTATAATACTTGGTTATCTGATAACAGAACTTGGAAAGACGGTATCTTCAAACCAAAACCTTACGAGTACCTTAAATTAGTCACTATTGGTAAAACACCAGTTTGGGATAAAGAGTCTAAATCTTACGTTTCTAAAGAGGAAATGGAAGAGGTTGAAGTTAATGGTGGTAATGCAGTTATTAGTGACGAGCAAGTAATTACTATGGGTGGTGCACCAGTACAAGAAACAGTTCAAGACGCACCACAACCGATTATTACACAAACTGGAACACAAGTAGGTGTGAGTGGTCAAGGAGTGACTAACCAATCACAACCAGTAGTAGAACAACCTCAACAACAAGTTATCAATACAACACCAACAGTTGATGAAGATGACGATTTGCCGTTCTAAATGATAATACGCCCCTTTATAGGGGCTTTTTTTAAATAAAAATAATATGTCTAAACAACCAAAAAAAACAATAAGTAAGAAGTCTTTTAGTATAGAAGACTTTAAGAAAAGCTTTAAAGGTGGTGAAGAAAAGAAAATTTCATCACCAGTTGGTGAAAAACCAGAAACTTGGATTCCATTTAAAGAAGCATGGCATGACGCTATTGGACTCCCAGGAATCCCTAGAGGATATGTTTCACTATTTAGAGGATTTTCTGATACTGGTAAATCTACAGCTATTTATGAAGCTATGGCTGGAGCACAAAAGATTGGTGACTTACCAATTATTATAGACACTGAAGGGAACTTTAACTGGGAACATGCTAAAATGATTGGTGTTAAGTATGAGACTGAAACACATACTATGGAAGTAGAAGAAATCAATCCTAATACTGGAGAAATTTCTACTAAAGAAGTAGAATATAAATCATACCATGGTAATTTTATGTACTTCACGGCTAAAGACTTGTTAGATAAGTACCAAAATTTTGATTACACTAAAGGTACGATGGGTACTAAACCATTAAGATTTGAGGCGGTAGTAGAAGATATTGCTAAATTAATTAATGATTTACTAACACAACAAGCGTTAGGTGAATTACCATTTAACTTATGTTTTTTATGGGATTCTATTGGTACTATTGACTGCTTTAAAGGAGCTACTTCTGGAGCAAGTAATAATATGTGGGTAGCTGGTGCACTAACAGCATCATTTAACAGTATTATGGCGGCTAAAATACCTAACAGTAGACGTACAGATTCTGAGTACACTAACACGTTTGCTGCAGTACAGAAAGTATGGTTAGATTCTATGAGTGGTGGAGGTATGCCAAAAGTAGAACATAAGGGTGGTAAATCAATGTATTATCACGCTAGACTAATTGTCCATTTAGGTGGTAAATTAGGTTCTTCAGTAGCTTATAAGAAAGCTACGTCTGGTGGTAGAGAATATTTACTAGGTTCTGAAACAAAAATTGAGATTGCAAAAAACCAAATTAATGGTTTAGCACCTAAAGGTAAGATTTTATCTACACCACATGGTTACATTAATCCAGATAAGTTTGACCAGTATAAAAAAGATAATAAAGAATTTATCAAACAGATGTTAAACACAACTATGGATGACTTCAAAATCGAAACTGAAGGTGAAGTAAATATGGACGAATAGTATGAAGAAAATGCCAAGTAGAAATGGGGGTGTTAGGGTTGATTACACTAACACCCTTTTAGTTGATGGTAATGCGTTATATAAACGTTCTTATAGTGCAACACAAGACCAATATAATTATAATGGTCAAAAGATAGGTGCTTTATACCAATTCTTAACTAAATTAAGACAACTAATGAAAGCTAAGGTCTATCATAATGTTGTTGTATTTTGGGATGGTGAAAAGAGTGGTAAATTACGTTATAACCTTTATCCTTATTATAAAGCCAATCGTAATAAAAATTACGAAGAAGGTACTATACCAGATGATGAAGATGAATTATTAATGCAAGTTAAAGTTAAGAATTATCTTGAAGAACTAGGAATTAAACAATTTTGGGATAGTGAGGTAGAAGCAGATGATTTTATTGCACATTATTGTTTAACTAAGAAAGACAATGAAAGAATAGTTATTGTAACTAGTGATAGAGACATTTGTCAACTAATTAGAGAAAATATATGGGTATATATTTTAGATAAAAAATCATATTTTGATGCTAATAAATATACTAAAGAGTTTGGGTATCCACCTTCTAATATTAAAACTATTAAAATATTAACTGGTGATGTATCGGATAATATTAAAGGTGTTAAAGGATTAGGACAAAAAGGTTTATTTAGTGAATTTCCAGAATTAAGAACTGAAACGTTGACCGTTGAGGATATTATTAATTTAGCTACAGAAAAGCAAGATAAACGTCTAAATGAAAAAAAGAAAGCACTAAAAAAATATGATAATATTATCAACGGAATTACTGAAGGTTCACAAGGAAATTCTTTGTATTTAATCAATGAAAAGATTATAGATTTAGATAATCCTTTAATTCCTAATTCAGTTAAAGAAAATGTTAATGAGTTCATTGAGTGTGACTTAGATATGAGTGATAGAGACTTAAAACATGTAATTGAAAAAATGTTGGAAGATGGGTTGGATTCAGTGATAAATAGAAGTAACTTTGTTGAGTATCTATTACCATTCAAAGAATATCAAGATAGGTATAAATTATTAATTAAATAACCTAATATGGAGAAGCATAGAAGAAATAAAAAAAGAAACGACTTTATTTACATCACAGATGACAACTATTTTGAGTTCGTATTATACAGAAATACGGATGAAATGTTAGTATGTAGTAGAGAGTTTCCGTTAGATGCAGATTTGTTAACTTACGAAAATAAAAATGGGTCTACTAATAGGGACATTTTCGACGCTAAAGAATTAATAGATGATTTACTAGGTGTTAATCAAAACACTGGAATAATTAGCGGATTTTTAAAGAAAGAATCTAAAAATTATTCTTGGGCTTGGCATAATCCATACTTAGATAAATATGAGATTAATAGACATGAAGCTGATTTTAATGCTAAAGAAAAAGAACAATTCATTTTTGAATTGAGAAAGGTTAATTTACATAGAAATTCTGATGGTAAATTCTATAAGAAAGATGTAGGTGGCGGGATTAAGCAATTTGTAAGAAATCCTAACTATCCACATAGACCTATAGTTTCTGGTGCATTAGATGCTAATCTTTTCCCTAAGAAAGTAAGACACTTCGTTGATATTAAACCTGTAATTCCAGATGTTATGGGAACTATCAAAGAATACTTAACTAGAAAGTAATATAGTTTACATAAGACAATCAACGGTGGGTAGTGAAAATACCCACCTTTTTAGTAACCAATAAACAAACGAAACGACATATGAGTAATGATAAATTAACATCTGAATTTGATAAAACTTATCAAAAGAGATTAATTAATCAAATTATTATGGAGCAAAAATTTGCTTCAGTATTACTACCAATTATAGACCCTTTATATTTTGATGATGAGATAATTAAATTAATTATCAGAACATTAATTGATGCGTATGTTAAGGATGATACAGTACTTAACTTCGAAACATTAATTACAAGAGTATTAACGCATAGGTCATTCAATACACCAATAAAAAAAGAGCGTTTAGTAAAGTTAGTAGAAGAAATCAAGACTATAGATAGTAATGACTTCAACTTTGTTAGAGAAAGAGCTTTAACATTCTGTAAACAACAAGAACTAAGAAAAGCCGCTAAAAAAGTATTAAAGATTGCTGATTCGGTTAATCCAGAATCCTATTATGAATGTGAAACAATCATTAAAGATGCTTTAGAAAAAGGTAATGAAGATGATAATGGTATTGATGTTGCACACAATTTAGAAAATGTATTATCTGAAGACTTTAGAGACCCAATACCAACTGGTATAAAAGGACTTGACGAATGTATGGGTGGTGGTCTATCTAAAAAAGAAGTAGCACTAGTTATTGCACCCAGCGGCGTAGGTAAAACGACTTTAACTACTAAAATAGCTAATGAGGCATTTAATGCTGGTAAAAACGTAGTTCAGTTATTTTTCGAAGATACTGAAGAACAAATCCAAAGAAAACATTTTACTTGTTGGACTGGAGTTGAATCTAAAGACCTATTCTCTAGGAGAGATGATGTAATTAAAACTGTAAAAGAAAAAACTGATAGACAAAATAAACTAATATTATTAAAGCTACCTAGTTTTGGTACTACTATGAGAAGTATCAATCAAGCGTTAAAAAAGATTATCGCTAATGGTACGCCTATTGACATGGTAATATTAGATTATATTGATTGTGTACAAGCGGATAAATCGGCTAAAGATGTTCATGAAGCTGAAGGTTTAAGTATGAGACAATTTGAAACAATGGTTTCAGAATTAAATATTGCTGGATGGGTTGCAACACAAGGTAACAGAGATAGTATGTCAGCAGAAATTGTACAAGCTAGTCAGACTGGTGGTTCTATTAAGAAAGTACAAATTGGTCACTTCGTAATGTCAATCGCTAAGACATTGGAACAAAGGGAAGAAGGTGTTGCAAACATAGCTATTCTTAAGTCTAGATTCGGAAAAGACGGTGTTACTTTTAATGATTGTGTATTCGATAATGCCACTATGACTATTGACACAAGTGCTAATGCTATGGGTTATGGTGACTGGCAACAAGCTAAACAAACTCAAGTTCAAAACACAATTATTAATGCATTAAAATAATTAAACTGAGTATCAGATAGATACTCTTTTTTAATGTAAAATAATCAAAATTTATCAAAAAAGGGGGGTAGATAAACATATTTATTATTTACCCGCCTTTAAAAAAATCACACAGTTTTAGGCAAACAATTAATTTATTTTTTTATTTAAAAACATTTATTTATGAATAGTATTTTTGATGGTAGAGAAGTGTATAAACCATACGATTTTCCAGAAATTGAAACAAGATTTACTGAACCAATCCAAGACAACTACTGGATTCACCGTGAGTTAGAATTTGGTAGAGACGAACAAGATTATTTAACTGAATTAACTAAAATCGATAAGGATATTTTCAGTAGAATCTTAAGAACCTTTGCGGACGTTGAAACGCATGTGGCTGATGATTTATGGTCAAAGATTGGCAAGTTCTTACCTAGACCAGAATTTTGTGAAATGGCATACACTTTTTCTGAAAACGAATCAAGACACGCAAGTGCATACTTCAGAATTAATGAAGTATTGAATTTAACTGATTTTGAACCTTACACAACTGACCCAGTTTTATCATCTAAATTTGAAAATTTAATTAATAACTCACTAAATTTTGAGTTTGATAAAAATAATCCAGAACATATTAAGAAATTTGCTTTTGGTATTGCGTTATTTAGTTCTTTCACTGAAAGAGTAGCGTTATTTGGACAGTTTATGATTTTGAAGTCGTTTTCAGCAAATGGAAGAAATTTGATGAAAACAGTTTCTAACGTTATTGATTGGTCTAAAAAAGAAGAATCATTACATGGTGACGCTGGTATCTATATCTTTAATAAGATTAAGGATGAATGTCCTTATATCATGTCTAACGAGTTTAAATCAAATATGTACATAGCATTTAAACAAGGTATTGATATTGAGACTAAAGTTATTGAAGACATTTTCGATGGTAAAGAATTACCAAATCTAACCGCAGAAGAGGTAATTAATTACATGAAAGATAGAGCTAATGATTCATTAATCAAATTAGGATTAAAACCTATTTTTGATATTGATGACAATTTATTGGAAAAGACTGAGTGGTTTGACTTAGAAAGTAAAGCTACACAGTTTACTGATTTCTTAGCTGGAAGTAGACCTACTTCTTATGCAAAAAATCAAGTAGTATTTGATAGAGATACAGTAAAGCCATCGGCTGAATTATTAAGCAATATTGAGGATAGATTTAAAAAACAATAACACACATGAGTAATTTATTAAATAGAGTATGGAATAAAGGGTTAGATTACCCAGAATGGATGACCGAGCCAGCTATCGTAACTCTAAAGAGTGATTATATCCCAGAAGGGTATACACCTAGAACAACGATGCAATTAGTAGGTAGAACCGTAGAATTAGAATTAGGTATTGAAGGTATAGCAGATAAAGTATTCCAACATTTATGGGATGGAAATATTGGATTGTCATCACCAATTTGGTCTAACTTCGGAAGAAAAAGAGGACTTCCTATATCTTGTTTTAATTCACACATTAATGATTCAATTTTAGATTTTAAAAAGAAAGATTTAGAAATAGCTATCATGTCTAAGAATGGTGGAGGTACTTCAGCATATTTAGGTGATGTAAGAGGTAGAGGTGAGTCAATAGCTAACACTATGGCTAAAGCTAATGGTGTTATGTCACCAGTAAAAATGATTGATAACACAATCCAAGAAGTATCACAAGGTGGAGTAAGGAGAGGTATGTTGGCTGGATACCTTGACTTCTCTCACCAAGATATTATGGAGTTTTTAGATATTAGAGAAGTTGGTCACGATATTCAAACTATAACAACTGGTGTTATTATAGATAAAACAGATATTGACGCTATTATGACTGGTGATACTAAAGCATTAGATACTTGGGCTAAGATTCTTGAAAAAAGAAATAATATAGGTGTACCTTACATTTATTTTAAAGAGAACTGTCAAAACAGTGTATCTACTCCAGAACCATATAAAGAAGGTGATGTATTAAAAGCGAGTAATTTATGTTCTGAAATCATCTTACCATCTAAGAAAGATGAGTCATTTGTTTGTTGTCTTTTATCTATGAACTTAGCTAGATACGATGAGTGGAAAAATACTGATGCTGTAGAAATAGGTGCTTACATATTAGAAGCAGTATTAAATGAGTTTATTAGAAAAGCTTCTAAATTAGAAGGTATGGAATCTGCAGTTAGATTTGCTGAAAGACATAGAGCTATCGGTATTGGAACATTTGGTGAACACACTTATTTCCAACAAAATAAAATACCTTTCTTATCATTAGAAGCTGAATTCCACAGAAAATCAATGTATAAGAATATTAGAAATAAAGCTGATAAAGCTAGTATTGAATTAGCTGATATATTTGGCGCTTGTGATGTTAATGCGGAATATGGTATCCATAAAAGATTTACCACTACAATGGCTATAGCACCTACAACAACAAACGCATTAATTTGTGGTGAGGTATCACCAGGTATTGAACCGTTAGTGTCAAATGTATTCCAAAGAAAAGTAGCTAAAGGGTCATTTACCGCTAAGAACAAATTCTTAATTAAATTATTAAGAGAAAAAGAAATGGATACTGCTGAAGTATGGCAATCAATTATTGATAACTTTGGTTCAGTACAACACTTAGAGTTCTTAACTGATGAAGAAAAACAAGTGTTCTTAACTGCATATGAAATGAATCAGTTTGATTTAGTTAAACAAGCTTCAATTAGACAAAGATATATTGACCAATCGCAGAGTCTAAACTTATTTGTGTTACCAGATACACCAGCACAAGTTAGAAGTGATTTATATCTTACAGCTTATTTTACTGGAGTTAAGACTTTATACTACCAAAGAAGTTTATCTAATTTAGTTGAGGATAAAAAGGTAGAAGATGTTAATAACTACTTCAAAAAGGTAGCTAGTACGGCATATGATAACAATTGTTCAGCATGCGAAGGCTGATTAAAGTATTGTAAATAGGTTATTTATATAAATCCCTAAGAAAAAACTCTTAGGGATTTTTTTATTTTAAAAAATTTTATTATCTTTACATTATAACATTAAAACAATATACTAAGATGAATAATAGTGATAAAAAAATAATGATGAGAAATGCTAATGGGGAGTATAGATACACCTTCAATTGGGTTGGGAGTGGGTTTAATGATGTATGGGCTAAAAATAAAAAAGAAGCTATTATTAAAGCTAAGATTTTAGGTTATCCATCTTATATGCCAAATAATCAATACGCTAAAAAAACACTAAATGATATTAAAAAAGAGTTTGGGTTAAACGCATACAAATACTTAATAATTAAGTATCCAGATGTTGACCCAAAAGCTGAAGGTTGGTCTAGGGGTTCGATACCTATGGTAGAAACTTTTAAAGCTGTTACTGTACATGAATCTAAAGAGTGGGATAGTATGGGTAATATGATGACTTGTTAAGTTGCTTTTTTATGTTTTTATTTATATTTATAGTTATACAACTATATTATGGATAAAAAACAAATATTAAAAGAATTTAGAAGATTAGCTGGACTACCATTAGAAGAACAGTATTATGAATCTAGAAAAGATTTAGAGGGGTATATTGATACGGATGAATTAATCGGTAAAAGATTATGGTTCCATACTAACAGAACTCATAGAAATCAAGGTAAGAATGGTATGGTTGGTATCTATACTGTAGATGGTAAAGGTAATAGAGGTAAATTAACTAACAATTACACCAACGAAGTTAGAATTGGTTCACCAGTACATTTCCAAACATCAGATTCTGGAGCTAAAAGAATTTCAGATACTGGTCATAGAACATTAATAGCTGGTGTATCTGGAACTGTTAAAAAAACTGATAGCGGTAACACTTCTGGAATGGAAGAAGCTACATTTAACCCATTTGATGAAAACGCAGCATGGTTCTATTTAAAAAACGATTCAGAAAAGAAAGAAATTATTTCTGCTGACGAAGTTTATTTTTATGCTACCGAAGATGGACAATGGGTATTCTTAGTTAAAGGTGCACAATTTAGTGATAGAAATGCTAAAGAAAATTTAGATGAATTTGAAATTTATGATGATTCAGATATAGACGATTCAGAATGGTCTAGAGAAGATGATTCTCCAAGCTGGAAGAAACCACAAAGTGATATTGATATTGCAGCAATTAAAAGACAAGGAGGGTTAAATAAAGATGATTATATGGGTAAGTCTGATTTTTTCCCAAGTCAATATAAAGATAATTGGAAAGATGATAGCACACATTTTTAAACTAATCATCGTGAGTTAAAAATAACTATAAATTTTTTCTATATGAATCCCTAAGAAATGTATCTTAGGGATTTCTTTTTTGTATAATATTACTATATTTATTAGTACAATGAAAAAGTTATTAAAATACATGTTCAGATGGCAATTATCAACACCCATTTTAGCTATAATTCCGTTAATTTTATTTGAACTAGGTATATCCAATTTTTGGATTACAGCATTAATTTCTAATTTAATTGGGTCATTAATATTTTTTAAAGTAGATGAATACATTTTTTCTAAAGAATTAACTAGATTTGCTAGATTAAGAAAGCGAGTAATATATAAACAAAAATTGGATAAAATAATAAGAGTTAAGTCATGAAATTTAATAGCTTAGTAGACAAATTACCTAAAGAAAATATGAAAGTAAATGTAATTTGTTCTGATGGAACTGAAGAAATAGCTGTTTTAAAACCAGATACAACATTTGATATATCATTTTGGTTGAATACTGAAACAAACGAGTATATTAAAGATAAAAAAGTTGTTGGTTGGTATTATATATAGTTTTTTAATAAAAATTTTGGTTAATCATTATTTTTTTTGTAAATTAGTATTATAACTAGTTAAAAATTATGAAGATATTAAGAGGATTGACTGCAACTATTTTTATGCCCATAGCAATACCTTTTTGCTATTTATCTTACTCGGTTTTTGGTATAATGTTTTTTTATATTATAGGTTCTCAGTTTGATAAAAACGAAAGACAAGAAGGAAGAGAAATGTTAATCTTTATACTCTCCACACCTTTTATACATTGGCATCAATTCACCAATAAGGGTGAGATTTATGGACTGTAACGGATTTTGTGTTAATCATTATAAAATGGTTAAAATAAAATACTTTACCATTTTAATTAGTTTCATATATTTATAATATATGGCTAAAAGAAGATTAATAAGTCCAGCATTTCCATTTAAAAATAGTGTAGATGGGTTTTTTGTTGATATGAACAAAACCACTAAAGATGCTATTAAGTCTAGTTTAATGCATTTAATAACAACTAGAAAGGGTGAAAGATATTATTTACCAGATTTTGGCACTAATTTAATGCGTTTTATTTTCGAACCTAATGATGGTATTACCGAAGTAGCAATTATTGACGATATAAGAACTACAGTCAGTCTATATATCCCAAAACTTAAGATAAATGATGTAACAATAACTAGGGATAATGAAATTGGATATACTGCTAAAGTAAGAATTGACTATACTGTTAGTGAAGATGTTTTTGAAAGCACTGATTTCGTAATCATTAATATTTAATTATCCTACAATCATAGTTATATTAAAGATATATATGTTATAAACGGTATTGAAAAACTATTTATAAAATATATTTATTGATAAATGTTAATATGGCTAAGAAGATACCATACCAAAGTAGAAACTTTGCGGATTATAGAACAGATTTAGTTAATTTTGTTAAACAATACTATCCAGACATCTTACAAGATTTCAATGATTCATCTATTGGTGCATTATTCTTAGATTTGAATGCTGCGATAGGTGATAACTTATCTCACCATACTGATAGAATGTTTAATGAGGTTTTCATTGACTACGCTAAAGAAAGAAAGTCAATATTAGCGATGGCTAGAACTATGGGGTTAAACATTCCTGGTAAACGACCATCAATCTGCGTTGTAGACTTCTCTGCAGTATTACCAGTAGCTGGCGATACGTTCGATATAGAGTACGCTCCAATAATTAGAAAAGGAACTCAAGTGCAAGGTGCTGGTAAGGTATTTGAAACAACTGACGATATAGATTTTTCATCACCATTTGCCTCTGGTGGAGTACCGAATAGAACAGTAGTACCTAATTTTGATGGAAATAGTAATATTATATCATATACAGTAACCAAAAGAGAAATTGTATTAAATGGTATTACTAAAATATTTAAAAGAACTATCACAGCTTCTGATGTTAGACCATTTTTTGAAGTTATTTTACCAGATACTGACGTATTAGAAGTAACTTCAGTGATTACATTAGATGGAACTAGTTTTAGTACTACACCAAATGCATCACAATTTTTAAATCCAAATAATAGATGGTATGAAGTTGAGGCGTTAGCACAAGGTGAGATATTTGTTGAAGATAAAAATAGAATTTCTGATAATGGTTCTATTTTACCAGGTAAATTCATACCAATCGATAGAAAATTCATTACAGAATATACTGATTTAGGATTCAAAAAAGTTATTTTTGGTGGTGGTAGCGAAGACGTATCATCTATTACTGATTTTAATTTACAAGACGGCTTTACAAAAAGAATTGGTGATTTTATTAACAATTTATCGCTAGGTAGTACATTACCCCCAAACAATACCTTATTCATACAATATAGAGTAGGTGGAGGTTCTACAACAAATATAGGTTCTAATGTATTAACTTCATTAGGTATTTCAGATATCTTTGTTAATGGGTCAAACGCCACAACTAACCAAAGTGTAGTTAGTTCAATAACAGTAAATAATCCATTCCCAGCTTTAGGTGGTAGAGATGAGCCATCAGTAGAAGAAATAAGATATTTAACAAAGTATAATAACTCAGCACAAAATAGAGCGGTAACATTAAAAGATTATCAAGTAATGATTTCTAAGATGCCACCACAATTTGGTGTACCATTTAGAACTGGTGTAGTTGAGGAACAAAACAAGGTTAAAGTGTATACTTTAGGTTTAGATGATTCTGGTAAATTAACCAACACATCAACACAAACACTTAAAGAAAATATTGCTGAGTATTTAGCAGATTTTAGAATGTTAAATGATTATGTAGAAGTTACTGACGGTAGAATTATTAATTTAGGGTTTGAAGCTGATTTATATATTGATAAACAATTTCCAAAATCACAAATTGTATCAGAAGTTATTGGTGTAATAAGTGACTATATAGATATTAATAATTGGGATATGGGAGAAAACATATATTTAGCACAAATGATTGAACAAATCAATAACGTTGGTGGTGTATTAAATGTTACTGACTTAAGAGTGTTTAATAAAGTAGGTGGAGGTAAATATTCTATTAATGAAATATCTCAACCATATATAGATGATGATACAAGACAAGTGGATTTATTAGGGGAAAATGTTATTTTTGGAGAACCTAATAGTCTTTATGAAGTGAAATATGATACTACAGATATCGCAATAAGAGTTAAATAAATTTAATAAGAGTATGAAAAATTTTAATTTTAAAAATTTAATTAGTGAAAGTTTATTCGAGGTTTCAGTATTAACTGAAATGTATGAAGGTGAAACTATTGAAGAAGCTGAATACAAAGGTAAGAAAGTAAAACTTAATAAACCTATGAGGGGTGATGTTAAGAAATACAAGGTTTATGTTAAAAATGACAAAGGTAATGTTGTTAAAGTTAATTTCGGTGATAAGAACATGGAAATTAAAAGAGACGACCCAAAAGCTAGAAAATCGTTTAGAGCTAGACATAATTGTGCAGACAAGAAAGATAAAACTACCGCTGGTTATTGGTCATGTAAGTTTTGGTCAACTAAATCTGTTTCTGACCTATTAGGTGAATCTGAATCAGAAAAAAACAATGATATTGTATCAGAAAAAGATGATAGATGTACTAGAATTGCTAAAAGAAAATACGATACTTGGCCCTCAGCTTACGCTTCTGGAGCTGTAGTTAGATGTAGAAAAGGTGAAATATGGAAAGATATTAAAGAGGAAGAGTTGGATGAAAAAAAGACTGACTACTCTAAAGAAAAAGATAAAGGTTTACACGGATGGTTTGAAAGACAAGGAGGTTCTGGTAAATCTTCTGGTTGGGTAGACTGTAATACATGTAAAAAAGACTCTAAAACTGGTAGAAAAAAATGCAAGTCTTGCGGTAGAGAAAAGGGTGAAAAAAGAGCTAAATACCCAGCTTGTAGACCTACACCATCAGATTGCGGTACTAAAGGTAAAGGTAAAAAATGGGGTAAAAAATCAAAAAGTAATGAATCTATTGAGGAATCTAGAGAAACTAATACATATATGTTTTGGCAAAACCTAGAAACTATTAAACATGCTGTTGAAGAAATGTTATCAATGGATAAAGAAACTATTGATAAATTATTAGCCGATGGTCACGGTTGGGCTTTAGACCATATAGCAACATCATCTGACGATATCGAAGAAACTTATCACTTTATTGAAAGTAAAATGAAGGGTAAATCGGATGAATAATAGGGTAAAAATATTACTAAGAGAACAATTACAAACCATCGGTGAAGAAATGACTGGTGGTTTTCGTGCTTTTCATGGTTCCACAAATAAAATAGAAAAATTTAGTGATGAATTTGTTGGCGGTAAGGATGCAAATGACCAAAATGGTCCAGGAATATACTTTACCTCAACATATGATGAAGCTAGGTACTATACTAGCGGTGAGGGTGGTTATATTTATTCGGTTAGATTGGATTCTGGTAGGTATTTAGATTCTGAAGAAAGAAGTACTGAATACTTATCTAAATATAAATCTGATTTACTTAAATTAGTTAAAATGGCTCCAGAATGGGAAATGAATGCTTATGATTGGTCACAAGACCCAGAAACTGGTGCTGAGATTATGGTTGATAGTGCTATAGAATATAATGATAATGAAAAAGATGTGTTTTTACAAATATGGATTGAAGCGTATAGACACAAAGAAGTTCATTTTGTTAGAAATATGTCTAAATTAGGTTATAGCGGTATATTTGTTCCAGCCGATAAAGCAAATAATAATGGTAATCATATTATAGTGTTTAATCCAGCCACAATTACAGTAGAGGATGTTGATGTTTTAGGCTCAGAGACTAATGAAACTATTACTGAAATTGATAAATTCCCAATTGCTGACCCACCGATGTATGGAGATTCTAACTATAAATCAAGAAACGGTAAAATCATTCAGATGAAACCACAAGATTATTTATCGTTGGTACCTAGTTTAAAATTGGATGATGATTCTGAGGATAATATAGAGGATTTAGCTAATATGATGTCACAAGGTAGGGAAATAGACCCACCAACACTATATTTAGACGGTACACAAGTAAATAATCACGATGGTAGGCATAGAGTATATGCGGCTATGAGATTGGGTCTTAAAACGGTCCCAGTATTAATGTTGGATATTAATGGTAAAGAACCGCAATTAAAAGGTTTAAAGAAACAACAGGGATAGTCATGAGTAATAAAGACTTAATTAAACAATATGTTAGTACTGGTGCTATTTTACCAGAGTACCAAGTTAATAAGTTAACAACCAATAACCTTAAGAGTTATTTAAGGAGAAGATTGCAACAAGCTGATGGGAATAGTGTATATAAGCTTAGAGGGTATGAATTTTTAAAACTAAATAATGAAGGGAGGAAAAAGTATTTTACAGATACTAGTGATTTAAACTCAGTAATTGATAAGTTATTTAGAGATGGTGATGATATTAAACTCATTAGTTATATAATCCCATTGGTTAAGGGTAGGTGGGATGTTAATATAGTTTATAGGTTATTAGAATACACCCCAAAAGAACATAGGTTAGAAATAGTTAAACAAATAATCCCATTGATTAAGGATAAATGGGATAATAATATTACGAACACA